GCAATAACTGGATGAGGAGCATAAGCCTGCATTTGAAACATTTGTCCTTCTCCTACTGCACCACCGCCTACGCCGACGTTAGTTACTACACCTTTAATAACTGCTCCAGTTCCACCGACTGCTGAAGTAGCAGTAGTTTGAACTTGCACCATTACAGTTTGTCCTATTCTAAAATTAACAGTTTGAGTGTTAGCTGGAGAACCTGTTAAACCTGTACTAGCTGGTTGAGCTGTAGGAACATTAAAATTAAGTATTCCACCGGCTGCTGCCGCTACTGGAACTGCTGCTGCTGCTCCTGCTGCTGGCATAACTGCTGCAGCTCCTTGAGGTGCTACATTAGCATAACGAGTATGTAATCTACCTTGCTCAGTCCAAATAATTTGATCGGAAGTTGAAGGCATCTCTGCTGATACCATACGTAAGAAAGATCCGATAGAACGATTTCCGTAACGTTCTACTTCTTTTTCATATACATCTGGTAAGAATTGTTGTGTCCATTGACTAAAGTTTGCATCAGTGAAATTAATGTAATTTCCACCGTACATTGCTTTAGTTTGGGTTGGTTGTAAAGCGGCTGGTATGCCTGCTGTAAAAGCCATATTGTTTTGATTTTAAATTGTTATTGTTTCCATTTTATTCGCAACTTGTCGGAAGATTCGCCTGATACTACTCTAATTTGATTACCTTGTTTGGTCATAACTGAAGAACCATCGCTTCTAGGGTCCATGTTTATGTTTTTAGCTTTTCTAGCTGAATCTTTTATAGCGTCGGCACGGCCTTGCTCATAAAAATGATTAGCTATTTTGTCTGCATTTTGCGCAGCAAAAAGTGCTTTATGGTATTTTCCCACGTCCTGTGCACCTCCTTTACTTTCAAACTGGTTTAAAAAATTTGTAATATTTGACTGGAACTCTTTTGTTTTTTTAGGATTTTCAACTTTAAACCTATATTTGTTTTCTCCAACATTAAAATCAAAACCTTTGAAATTATCGGAAAATACTTTTTCAGTTTTACTGTCAAAATCATTTTTAAATTTTATTCGTCCTTCAGCCTGTTGCTTTTCTTTATTATAATACTCAAAAGCCTCTTGATACTCTGGAGCAACATTATTTTTTTTTCTTAACTTAAGATCATTATAATATTGGTCTTTTACTTTTTTAAAAGTATTTTTTGCATTAAATAATTCTTCTTTAAAAGCTAGTTGTCTAGCTTTGACGTCAGAAGTATCGTCTATCTCGGCATCGTAAGAAAAGTTTTTATCCATTAAAAAATCGATATCTTCTTTATCTAAATGCGGTTTTGTAAATTCATAATATTCTCTAACTAAACTTAGATTATCTATTTTATCTATATCTCTATTTAGCTTACTATAGTCTTCAACAGTACCTCCAGTGTCTTCCATAAACTTAAGTAGTTTATCAACACCTTCTGGTAAGTCTATACTAGTATCTTGTATTATTTCTTCTTTTGTTAAAGTAATAGGTTTTTCTTCTATTTCTTTTGGTTGTATCTCTTTTTCTTCTTCTATTATTAGTTCTAAAGGAGAGTCTTGTATTGTTTCGTTTACTTCTTTGTTTTCTTCGGTAGTTTCTTGGCTATTGGATTCGACCCGTACTTCGCCGTCCACTTCTTGGCTATCTCCGGTTCGTTTGCCCACAGAAACCTTCTCTGTTTCTCGCTCTTGAATGGCATTTTCTTGTTGTTTTTGAGGTTCTTTATCTACGTTTACTTTATAAACGCCATCGTCTTGAAGTCCATATTCTTTATCTACTTCGCCTGATTCAATAGCCTTTTCAAGTACTGCTACTTCTTTTTCTTGAGGAGTTATAATAACGTCGTCTCCGCCGTCTACAACTTTAACATCAACTTTTTCTTCTGTTTTGTTTTCCATAATTTTATAAAATATAATAGTTTTTAAATTTTAAGATGCTTCAAATCTTCCCATGTCAAAGCCACCTAAGGTATCATTACCTGCTGATTCAAAATCTTTATTAGGATTATCAGTATTAGGAGCTCCACTTATTCTACCTCCAGCAAGTTGTTTCCAGTCTCCATCTTTCATAGCTTCTTTTGTTAAAGATGTATGATTAGCTTTTTCAGCCAATTCCATTCGTGATTTTAATTCTAATTCTTTTAATTGAACATTTAAATTAAACTCATATTGCATTAATTCTTTTTTGGATCTTGTCTCTAGTTCCATTTTTTTAATTTCAAATTCTACATCAGCTTTTCTATATTGAATCTTAGATGATGTTTTTATTTGTTCAGCATCTGCTTTAGCTGATTCAACTGCAATTTGAGCTTCGCCTTGTGCTTTAGCTTGAGCTGCACTTGCGGCGGCAGCTTGAGCTTGATCTGCTTTTTGTTTAGCGGCTCTTCTGAATTTTAATAATTGATTTGCTAATTTTAAATTATTAACCTCTCTTATATCAATAGCATCTTCCAAGAATATATCACCTTTAGATAAAGCCATTTGTATATTAGCTTCTAACAATGCTTTTTCATCTTCATCAGGTTCTAGCTCAATAAATATACCAAAATCATGTAGATTTAAGTTTTTAACTTCTTCTAAAGATCCTACGGAAAATTGTCCTATTGAATTTATTAAACTTTCTTTTGTGGGATGAAATTCTAAAACATCTTTAAACCTAAGAGATATAGCCTCTGCTAATGATGTAGTTATAAACATACTGCTATATAATATATGTCTAGTTGCAACATTACTATTTGCCGCCGCTAGTTTTTGAACTCCTACTAATGAATTTGGATCTGGATCAGAACCATCTCTAGCTTCATTTAAACCAGTTACATCTCTCATCATTTGTATGTACTGATTATAAGCACCTACTAAAACTTGCACTTGTCCTCCACTGCTTCCTGGCAATTCTTGTATTGGAACTTTTCCAGGATTAGAGTCACCTTCAACATTTAAAGATCTACCTATGATAGAACCTGTTTGAAAGTACATGTTTAATGCTTCTTGAGGATTATAATTATTACCATTACCTAAATCTATTTCAGCTAAGCCATCTGCATCTAAATAAACACCTGAAGGTGTCATTCTTTGTATTGCTTGTTGAAGTTTTAAATGAGTTAATTGTACTAAATCAGCATAAGGAGTCATTTTAGCTACTAGTGAGTCTATATTGCCCTTGTACATCCTAGGTGCACTAGCTATATAATTCATCATAACTTTATTAATATTAGCGTTAGGTCTAACCATATTAGTTGCCTTTTTCCATTTTAATAACTGTTGTGTTCCTAAAACTAAAACACCTTCATATATAACTTCTCTTGTTTGTTTTACTTTTTCAAATCTAACAGAATCTTCTGGTGGATCAAAAGAATCGTCTTTTTCAATTGCTTTTTTACCTCCTGTAGCTACTTCTTTTATTTTATAAACATCATGCTCCCAAGTTTTCCAATTAAAATACAAAACAGTTAATGTATTGTTTTGAGATAAAGAATCGTTAACTTGATTATCTTGAGGACTATATGTATTATAAGTATTCCAATTAGAACCTTCTTTAACTAATTGTTCTATTTCAGAATTAGGTAAATCAGGAAATTCTTTTTTAAGTTCATTTACTTTTATGTTTTTTACTTCACCAAAGTAATAACAGTCTTCAAAATTAGGATCATCAGTGTATGACCATACTAAATTAGCTGGATCAACATATTCAACAACAACTCCATCAGTATTATTAAAACCATGTTTAGCACAACCAATTCCTATGGTTGCTATATCATAATCAATTCTTCTTTTAGTTTGATCATAATTATTTGATTTAAAAATATTTTCTATAGCCTGCTCTTCTGCTATTTCTATACCTTGCTTATAATTAATCTGCATGTACAGTTCAAGTTCTTCTGTATTAGCAGGTAATTCATTTACAGCAAAGTTTCTAGCAGAAACTCCTAATTGTGTTTCTATCTTAAGTAATAAATCTGCGGTATTTAAATCTTGCTGAACGTCATTTACAAATTTAGTTCTTTTACCAGTAGATAAAGCATCTTGACCAACTGCTTTTATAGAAAAGCTTCTGTCTTGCATACCGTTAACAACAATGTCTACAAACTTAGGTACTATAGGTACTGGTTTCCAATCTAAATTTAAATAAGATAAATCTCCATTTACAGAAAACTCATCTTTATATTTTCTTATAGATTGCTCGCCTCGTGCGTATAATCTTAATCTATGGCATTCTTCTCTAGAATTATAAAACCTACCAACCCCATTATTATCTTTATTGAACCATTCTTGTTCAATAGCTCTACCTACCGATAAACCATACTCTTGAGTCTTTTTAACAGAGTCTGATACCGTTTGACTAGGGAATGTGTAATTTTTCGCTTTTATTTTTGCCATATTTATTTTATTATCTCACTTCTTGATCCGTCATTTCTATATTTAGAAAATGCAAAATCAAGTTTTTTAACTACTCTTTCAGCTCTTGGCCGGTATAAATGTTTGCGACAAGCCATTATAGCAAGTCCACTACTTATGGACGCATCAAATGCCGTTCTTTTTGATATATCGAATCTAGCCCAATCTTCTAACGTTCTTTGAAAGAACATATCTCCATGGTTTTCTTCTTTTCTACCAACGTATTCTTCTATATATGATTCAATAGCAGCAGCATGTGCTTGTTTAATATCTTCAGAAGAATTAGGTATACCACCTAGTTCTAATTCTGTTTTTGATAAATTACCTATTAACTTGTCCGGTCTATTCATAGAATAACCTCTATAACCTCTTCTTTTAAAATGATACAATAATCTTGGTTTATTGTTTTCAGCGAGTATTGGCATACCGTAAAAAACACAAGCCATTAAAACATCTTCAAAAAATATTTCAGCTGTCTGAGGTCTAGCAACATACTCTAAAAAAAACTTACTATTGGGTATATCACTTACCATTGAAAATGTAGTTAAACCATGAAGAGCTCCATTAGAACCTCTTCCGCCTACTGTTCCTGATATATCATATGAATCGCAACCAAAAGCACCTAAGCCGTTGTTGCCAGCATATTTTATGCCTTGTTTAGTTA